GTCGTGGTCGTGTTGGCTACGATAAGAATGGGAAAAATATATGATTTGGTATTATCTCGCGCAAGGATTTGTGCAATTTCTCAACTGGGCTTTTTCGTGGTTGCCAACGGCTACTACGTTGCCGTTGGTTGACACGTATTTGGCTACCGGAATGGGATATGTGTATTTTGTAGGGAGTTTTGTGCCGCCTATAATTATAATGCTCAATGGGTTCATGATTCTCATGGCGTTCAAGCTCACGATGTATACGCTTCGGCTTTTCCGGCTTATTCGCTAGTATGGATTTTCTTATCCACACCCTCAATGTTCGACTTCCGCTTTGGTGGGTGATACTCTGTGTCGTAACGGGTTACGTAATTGGGAAACAAATTGGTCTTATATGTCTTACGGAAAAAAAATAAATTTACAGCAGACTGATTTTGAGAATGATGAAATCTCAAAAGCAAAGTTACTCGAAATTTTTAACTTTCCAAATACTTTTTGAAAAATATTTTGTAAAAACATTAAAACTTAACATTAAATTAACATTGGATGAATGAAGTAGGACAGTGTTTGTTCAGTATCAGTAAGTTAGATACATTTCCACTGCAATGTGAAACTGGAATCTCCGTATTTAGGGCTGATAACAACCTGATGAAGTACGATAGTGCATACTTAGACGATATTCTACTCTTTAAAAACCACATGGAGATTATTATGGTTTTCAAAGGAACCACCTCAGAAGGAGAAGAAGTCACTGTTGACACTAGGAGAATTATTTATCCAGAAAGCATAAGCTCTATTGAAGCTAGGTTCGACCCTCATTTTGAAGAGTATGTGGTGGAGATAGTAGCTCCGAAGGGTTACATCTGTGTCGTTGCCAGTATTGAAGAGTCTGACGAATTGTTAGATATTCTAAACGCTTGGAGATGCAGAAGCACACGGTAGTCTATTTGGAAGCCTTCAACCTGGATGAATCTGACTTTGTTCCTTGTGAAGTATGCTCCTCCAGGGCGGTTGATATACATCATATCATAAGTAGGGGCATGGGAGGCTCAAAATTAAGAAATGACATTGAGAACCTAATGGCCCTTTGTAGAGAGTGTCATGATAAGTATGGAGACAAGAAAGATTACTTAAATTTTCTAAAAACTAAACATTTTCAAAAACTTTCACAGTTTTCAGTAAACTTTTCGGAAGATTATTTTGTTATACACAGATATGGAACTCAAGAAGACAATAAAGTGTAACAACTTCAGCTTTTACCTTAATCACGTCAGGATCATCAATGTACTGCTAAATGGTACATTGACTGAAGCCGAGGCGGAGGTTCTAGCTATGTTTCTTTCTGAAAATGAGCCATTTAGCAAGAACTCTAGGAAAAACATAACAGAACGTTTGAAGCTTTCCCCGCAGGGTTTGGCTAACTATATTAGGTTCTTAGTATCTAAAAAATTCATTCTTAGAGAAACAGCAGACAATGGTAAAGCAATTCTGAAACTTAATGACAAAATTAAGGTCTCAGACCCAAAAAACCAAACTTACATCCTAACGCTGAACAATGAAGATACAGGAGATTTGTAAAAAAGAGCCAAATGCGGCGTTATTAACGGATGTCATCACTAAGCTTTTCCAGTGCGTAAAGCGAGACCTAGATGAGTTTAATGATGGCATCCACCTGCCAAAACTGTTTTCTGTCAACAATATCGTAAAATCTAAGATGTTGACGCCTTATAGAATTAACAGAATCATTGGCGGATTACAACAGCATGTTAGTTTTGAAAATATCACTGTGGAAAGACAGTTACAAATTTTAAACCAAATATTGCCTTATGACAGGAACGAAGCTATCAGTGGAGAAATTTCCAGAATTGAAGGGAGTGACTCTGCTGCACAATGAAGTCTTCATTGAACTAGAGACTCATACTACTACTATTTTTACATCGGCTACAAGCCAAAAGATTTTTACGGGTTATGGAACAGTTTTACTGATTGGAGAGACCTGCGCAGACACATTCAAAGCTAATGTGAAAGTTGGTGATAAAATTCAATATCGCCGCTCAGTTGATCTAGTTCCATACCTTGATACATCTCATTCACAAAACGGCTCTAAGGTGGTTCCAAACCAGGCCGCCGTATTTCACACTTTTGTTGATGTTCACCTAGGTAAAAAACCAAATGAAGACACTGCACTCATTTCTGAGTACGACGTGGTGGCTGTTATCCACCGCTAGGTTTAAGGATTTTAAATCAGTAGCAGAGTTTCTCATCCTGTACCCCGCCGAGAAGCTAAATATTTTGCCTATTCATTTGAAGGAACAAATAAACAGGCGAAAAAAAGTGGCAGAGTGTAAAGAAAACAAAGAGTGCCTATCATGTGGATGCTCTGTTCCCCATGTTTTCTATGCCAGTAAAGGGTGTGACAGGAGGTGTTATGAGCCACTGGTTGGTAAACAATATTGGGAATACATAAAATCAGACCGATGACATACCAAAACGGAACATTATTTACTCCTTCAGTACATGACCTTGGCGTCATTAAGGCAGGTGAACCTATCAAACTCACTTTTGAAAAAGTAGGTGACTGGGAGTATATTCCTGTCATTACTGCTAGTTGTGGGTGTACAGTACCAGAGTACAAAGGCAACACGCTTGAAGCAATTTTTACCCCTAAGAATACTCCCCACATATTTGACAAAATTGTGACAGTGACTGTCGAAACCAGTGATGGAAATTATGATAGACATTTGTTCCACATTAAGGGGAGGGCTGAATGAGTGAGTTCTTTGTAATTGAAAACAACCAAGTCGTTCCGTCTGTTGATCTTTTAGCTACTCCAGAGTTTTCAGACATCTGGGAAGCCGATACGTCCCCAGACAAACATGAAGCCTTAAAAGGATTTAAGTTTATTTACCATGCTTACTGGGAAGGAGGCGTTACTGCTGGTATAAGGGACGAGGACAGAGAAAAGTACGCCTGGGAAATGGTTTTCAAGACTCCATACGTTAAACTGGAAGATGGATTGTTTCCTCCAGCTATTGAAAGGATATTGTTGATTCAGGAGAACGCCTTCCCTTCTTATAGGCTGTATAAAGCAGCTAAAACTGGTTTCGAGAAACTAGAGGCTTTCTTATCTGGAATTGACTTTAATGAGCGAACTAGTCGTGATGCCCTGCTATATACCCCAAGCATGGTAACAAACACAATAAAGGAGTTAGGCCCATTAGCGGAGTCTCTTAGAAAATTAAGAGGACAATTAGAGCTTGACGGACTAACCGCAAAGACGCGGGCAAATCGCCCCACTAATCATTTTGAAATTTAATTAACCAAATGGAAGCTCAAGTAATTTACGACGCACAGTCAAAAACCGTAATTGTACCCAAATGGGTGGCAGATGTCATTAAGCCTATTTTGTCTTTTTTGCTAGAACAAGTAGTGGAGAAGATTGAGGTTAAAGACATCCAAAAGGCATCACGTGGAGCTGTTGAGGCGCTTCTCAACACGATTACTGTACTTGCCGATGACAATCCTCAAAACGGCGATCAGGTAGTCAAGGTATGGCTAGGGTTTATCAACGATGACATCCTAGTTTTAGCCTCAAGCCGATATGATGAAGCTGTTGCCAAAATCGAGGATGAAAACTTGCGAAATTTGCTGGCCGTCATTAAACAGCCGCTACTCACTACCGTAGCCGTTCTTACAGACACTCTTGGCGACAATGGCGACCAAATCAAGGACACTTGGCGATACTTTGTCAAAAATACTGAAAACCGAGAGGTTATTTTGGTATCAGGTGTTCGGCCACTTTTGCTCAAGGCTATCAAAAATGACACAATTGTAGACGCCACGCTCGCCGTAATTCGATTCTGGCTGTCTCAGGTTATATGGTAGACAAACTCAGTGCAGTACGAAACCCAGACGGATGGTTCATTAACTCGTCTGTCTTCTCTGAAGAAGCCAATCACTTTAGAAAGTATGGCTATTTCACAGAGGCAGCGTGGGGCTCACCCGACTGGGTTTCGTATTGGACTGAACAACTTTACAGATGGCAATATGGGTATAGTGTAGGCGGTGTTAAAATTACTGGGCCACAATATAGTTACCTAAACTTCTCTCCTATAATGCGATCTGCCCCTGGAGAAAGGAGAAAACATGAGCGGGGTAAAAGGGCAGACTTCCCAGACTTCTGGGATTACGATTATAACTATTACCACTCCCTGCATATCGCCAGGTATGGCTGTACAGAAGATGAGCTGGAAAGATTAAAACTAGAAGTAAAGCCTCTATCATTAAGAGGAGATCATCATTTATGTGTAGCGAAAGCAAGACGAAAGGGCTATTCGTTTAAGAATGGAAGTTTAATAGTAAACCACTTGAACGTATTTAGGAATATTTTATGTTTACTAAACGCATACGAAAGCAAGTACCTATTCCCTAGTGGAACTATGTCAATGGTAGATAATTACTTGACATTTTTAAATCAGCATACGGGATTAGGTAAAAAGAGGGAGTGGATTGACAAACAGGCTCATAAGAAACTGTCGTACAAGGAATTAATAAACGGAACTCCAGTAGAAAAAGGTTATAAGTCAGAGGTCATGTGTCTGACTTTTAAAGATAATATTGACGCTTCAAGGGGTAAAGACCCCTTCCTAGTTTTGTGGGAAGAGGGTGGCGCTTTTGACAACCTGGAACACTCATTTTTAGTCACAAAGCCAGCCGTTGAGGATGGAATTTACACCACTGGCCAGATGATTGTACAGGGAACTGGTGGCGACATGGAAAAGGGCTCAAGGGACTTTAATACTTTGTTCTATAACCCTTTAAAATATAATTTTTTACCATTTGATAATATTTGGGATAAAGGTGCTTCTGGAACATTTTGTTCTTTCTTTGTTCCAACTAGTAGAAATTTAGTTGGCTTTATTGACGAAAATGGAAATTCTTTAGTCAGTGAGGCCCTAGAGAGCCAAGATAAAATTAAAAAAGAACTTCAAGAGTCAAAAGGTGGTGCCTCAGCCTACAATAAATACATACAGGAATTTCCAGAGTCTCCAGAAGAGGCGTTTCTCCAGTCTGCTGATAACCCATTCCCCACCGAGGTATTAAGAAAAGTAAGAAGTAAGCTAGAAAGAGGGGAATTGTACAAAATCATTGGTAAGCCAGTGCATCTTTACTATGATGAGGGAGGCAAGGTAGGATATAAAATTGACCTGGAAGGAAAGTTAAATGCTGTCTACCGTTATCCGCACTCGGGCGGAAGCACTTCTAGTTCCCTAGTCATGTATGAGGCTCCTCCAGAAACTCCTCCTCCAGGGATGTTTATTATAGGGTACGACCAGTTACAACAAGACCTAGGAACCTCACTAGCATCGTTCTTTGTTTATAAGACTACTCTGGAAGGCACTTCTACTCATTCTACGATAGTAGCGGAGTATTGTGGTAGAGAAGAGACTACGGAAGAAGTAAACAGCATTCTGCTAAAGACTAGTATTTTGTACAATGCTGAGATCATGCACGAAAATATGTCAAAGGACTGTATAGTGTACTTTAAGAATAAGAACAAAAGCAGGATTTTGATGTCTCAGCCAGACTCAGTAATAGAAGCTTCTATTCGGAAGTCAAAAGTAAAACGTCGGCAAGGTATTCACATGACTACTGCTCTCTTCAACGACGGTCTAAAGTACATGATCAATCACTTATTACAAGTACATCACGTTGAAGAGGACGACACAGAGGTTTTAAACATGGAATTAATCCCCTCTATCGGGCTTTTAGATGAGATGATCGGTTATGATAAAAGGAAAGGCAACTATGACCGATTGATAGCCTATATGATGGTAATATTTGCCTTGAAAGAGGAAGAGTTGGTTGGTATTAAACCTGATGATAATTTTTACGAAGAACTCTCTAAGTTTTATGAGAGGAAAATAGCCCTAAACCAAAGAGTAAATGACACAGCATACGGATTCGCAGGCATCCAAGGCTAGCAATGGCTTTGAGTGGTATAAAACTGAACTAGACAAGCTAGACAGGCTTTCTTTTAATGGCTCTGGTATCAGTAGATTTGGCCAGACAGATAGTGAATGGGTAGAGATTTACAGGAACTATGAACTGCTATCAAATCAACTTCAACCCAGGGACTACGACTACGTAACTAAGCCATTGGGCGGCAATAAAGAACTTCCAGCAAAGATGATGAATAGGGACATAATGAGTCCCAACATTTTAGCCATCCAGGGTATAGAATCCAGGAGGCCTTCCAAGTGGAGAATAACGGCAGTAAATCCAGAGGCGACCACAGAAAGAGAGGAGAAGGAATTTTCATTGATCAAGGAGTATGTGGTAAATACTATTATGGGTAATAACCCAGAAAGCAACCCAGAAAAGATAAAGAAATACATGCGTAGGAAGTACCATACTCCAGCAGAAATGCTTGCGGTACATATCCTAAATGACTTGGTAAAAAGGCTTTCTATTCCTGACGTGTTTGTAGATGGAATAGGTCACGCCATAAAGGGAGGTCGGGAGATTTATTATTTGGGTGAGTTTATGGGTGAGCCAGGTATTAAGGTAATTCATCCACTATTTTTTGACCACGATAAGTCGCCAGACCTTAAATTTATTGAAGACAGCGAGTGGGCGGTGGCCGAGTACAGAATGACTCCTTCGGAAGTAGTTTCATTGCTGCAAGATGAACTTAGCAAGGAAGAAATAAATGACCTTTATAGCTCCTATAACAAAGACGCTACTGAGTTTTACTCTAGTGATCCTTATCTGACAACGGGTAAATATTGTAGAGTTCTACATGGAGTGTGGAAATCAGTAGAAAAGGTAGGATTTCTAACCTATTTAAGTGAAAGTGGAGAGAAAAA